CCCCAACACACCTTCCAATACCTGGAATCAGATATGAGAATAATGTGTGAGAAGAAGACTTTATATTACGTACTTACACGACAACCTCCAGCAAGAGAGAAGGAGGCATCTTCACCTATTGCCACATAAGTGTCGACAATGGGGGGGTTCGGATAAGTAATTACATTGTAGTCAAACCAAAGAATCAATTTACAACGACCAAAGGCAGCAGGTTGTGTAATATTGATAAACTGGCGATCAGCATTAGTGTAATACGGTACGAGAACCTCATGTACTGGATTGAGGTGCGGGTAGGTAATATGTGATGGAGTATTCGTAAGGTTTGGTGGAACAAGTGCGGGCGTAGGTGCTAAAGCATTGCCACTACCTGGAATAAGGGCAGAACCCATGTAGTAATATGGACATGGTATTCCACTGGCATCAGTAGGAGGGTACCTAACGAAAAATTTATATCGTAAGGAACCACGAAAGAATTGGTAATAATAACTCACAGCTTCTAACAAATTGGACGTGGCTGGTACACCAAGATACAATGGGTCATACAAACGACCAACTCCAGTAAACGATTCTAGAGGAGTAAACCGCGTAAGGAGTGGACGTAGGGAGTGAATAGATTCACCCATCACGATTTCTGCTGAACTATAAGGGTCTAGCGGAGCAGATGGTAGAAGAGATACCACTCTTTCATCAGGACGATTACCTGGAGGGTCAGGGTCTTCATCCGCCAAGGTTTGATGACCTTGGGCATAAACTTTTTCAGGATCTTTAGGTAAACCGAAAGTAATGTCTTCATTAGCAGACATAAACACTAGAATCTCCACGGATGTGGGATTCCCATCAGTAACTTTAAGTGGATTGATCACACGCACATTGACATTCGAGAAAGTTTGAAACGAACGCCGGTAACGGAAATGAGAACAATAGGGAACAGAAACTTGCATTTCTTTGCTTGTACGCACGTCCCATATCACAGAAGGGATCATCTGGGTAAAGGAAGCTGGAACAGAAGAAGTTGGCGTAACAAATTCAATAGCCAAACGACCAGAATAAAAAGGTGATTTCACAATTGAGAAACGATAGGTTAAAGTACCACGACTAAAATTAAAGTTGTCTGATACAAAACCTAGCCTCGTTGACAAGACATCAGTGGTGACCGGGATCAAACTCAGACTAGCTTCGGCTAAAGTTAAAGTTGGCCACGAAATGGTCTGAATGTATTGGTAATGAGTGAGAAAGTTCTTAAAAGCAAGAGGATCTTCTTGTTGGCCATGTATCGCTGGGTCTAAGCGAACCGCATTCGTTGGTTGCAGGGCCAAAACAACGGAATCATCAGTGGCTGTAGAATTTGTAAACTGGGCAGCTGGCAAGTTAGTTACCCGACGATTTGGAAGTGTAGTGGTAGGTCGCGAAAGACCAAATAGCTCCATTGCACCAGTTGCAAGGTGGGCTAACCAAGGCGTGTGAGTTTCCTTGGGGGGGGGCAGGTAATTAGCAAAAGCACTTGCAACATCTCGAAATGATGTTTGGTTTCGAGCTTGGGCTATTTCTGTGCCTGATTGAGTGTTGGGTAGGACCAGTTGTAGGTCTTCAAACCAACCATAAAGTGAAAAGTCTGCATTGACAGCCGTATTTGGGCCAGCCAGTGGAGACATCATCTTAAGGGACACTGTACCCCACTCATTCTCATCTTGATCATCAAGTCGGGCTAAACCCAGCACACCCATATAAGGGATCTTGAATGTGGTGGATTGACCAGAGCCAATATCAAGTTCCGCATAACGGAATGACGTGATTGTTGTGAGATTGTCAGTACGAAAAGCTCGACTAACATCACGGATTGGAAGGAAGGGGACATGGGTCAAAAGAACCCGGCCAAAACAGAAAGGATCTGCATTGACCACAAGTTTGAGACAGAGTGTGCCTCGTGAAAAACTAAAATTTTCCATTTTACTTGCAATAACAGGATCAACTATTAAGGACCATGGCGAATAACTACCAATTATATCAGTGGCTGGTACAATATTGCCAGTAGCCAACAACATAGGACGAGCAAGAATTGATGGAATATCATGAACTGTGCTATCCATTTCTTTAATGGGTAGAACAGTGGAAGAATTAAGTGACTCACGACTAACTGCAAGAGCAGCGTCGTGGAATGAAACGATCTGATGGTCATCTGCCGTTGTGGCAGACCACGAAGAGTCGTTAGGACGACCTTCCCCGAGGGAAAGGCTGGAACCATGACCAAGAGTATTGGTCACAGTAGGAGTTGTAGTGGTGGAATTTGGTTGGGCGGAACTTTGGCAAGCTACGAGACGTTCCAATCTAATAGCGAAAATAATAAGTGTTGAGTCTCACAACTCAAACACAAGGTGACAATCGGGGGATGATTCAAATGTGAGTTCATTCATCCCCTGGTTCTACTTAGGTAGTGGGACTAAGCTCAATTTTAAGCGCAGCTTTGACGCTATTAAAATACATATTATACAGGAATCATCGTTGAAGGCTTACGACCTAAACGATGGACAGAATCCAATAAAGAACGATCTACACAACGAGTGTATAGCGTCTCACGCAACCGAAGTTGGGTTAAATCAAGATGCACTAAGGCAGGAAAGTCACGAACAGGATCACCGTTCAGACACCGACCTCGGTCAGCCTTAACAAGTCTAACTACTGAGTCGAAGTAGTTTGCTTCATGAGCAGACGCCTCGATGATCGCTTCATCGAGTTTTTGAGCCCAAGAAGAATTACACCTGGGTCGCCAATACAACATATTGTTGATTGTGTCTTTTTCAAGCGGCGCTAACACTCGATCACCATCCGGAACTAAAGTTCGTTTTAGGAAAGAAACTTCCGTGGGAGTAATCCACTTAGTAGGACCAAGCTTAGTCGCATCAGTATACGTCATACCAAATTGACGAGCTGTTTTAGTGAAATTTTCAGGGGTATAGTGCCCTCGCATTTGTTCAGTCACAGCGCTAAGATTGTCATCTCCATACGAAGTGAAAAAGACATGCTTGTAAAATGGCTCTCTAGCCGAATTTGCGATAAACTCTGGTACACTCCAATCCCCTTTCGAGGAGATTGAGTTATAGTAACAACATTGTGCTACAATATTGTTATACAAAGAGTTAATCTCTGTAGTAACAGGACACCCAGATGGATTGCCATTCTGAGCTTCATATACAATACTACGAAACAAATGCTTCGCTTGAGTTATGGTGTGCCATAAATTTCGCAACAACAATCTTTCACTTTCTGGTGCAATCGCAATAATAATTTCACCGATAAGGTCCATAACACTTTGACGCAAAGACGCATCATAGGATGAATAGTCACCAGCAAAACAATTTTTACGACTGATATCACCATTTTTCTCAAGAATACGAGAAAGCAATTGGTGCCAGTCATTACTATAGGGATTTACTCCTACAGCAGTTCCATTAGTGAATATTGTGTGACGAACAGCAGATATGAAGTACTGAAAGTGTTTGCGAAACAACAAACAAAACATAAGAGGGCATTGAGAATACAACCGGGGACGGAGATACTTCTTATCAGCAACAGGACGAAGTTCAGATTTAAGAGCATCAATCCAAATTTCTTCTGGAGGACGTGTGGTACGATAATACTGTTCATGTTCTTCAAGAGCAGTGATAAACCCTTCTTTAAAAGTGACTTTACCAACATCGGACAATGTGATAAACTGACGCTTATCTCCCGTATAGGGAAAGCCAGCTGATGTTGAAAGATCTAATGTAGACATAGAAGTTTCCTGGGGCGGTTTAACAACGTCTTCCCACGTTTTGAGGGTTGAGAATTTAACTCCAGTCATGAAGCGCTTAATATAAGCACTAGCGACTTCATTCGTGAAGCTAGCTTGTTCCTCAGATAATGGATCAAGAGGGACAGCAGTCTTCTGAAGAGCAGCTCCCCAAATCGCTGGAGTTGCTTGATTAACTTCAGCTGGTTGAGCCAGTTTTTGAAGCTTAAGGACCCGAGGATCCTTGCTTGTATTAGAGGTTGCAACGAGAGTGCTCTTGGACAAAGGAGCATAGTGGCTTCCTTTATTCATACCAAAAGCTGTAAAACCTTTGACCACATGAGGTAACTTCGCGAACAGTGACTTATACGGTTCAGCAGAAGTATGCTCAAAAACAGCATCAGCTTCTTGATGGTGATACGAAGGAAGCCATTTGTGATCTTCAACCACAGAATGATCGTGGACTTGAATACCATGAGCTTGGGCTGTTTCTGTTCTGTTGGGTAACACACGTCTTATCATTTCTTGAGATACGATAAGAGAGTAAGTATAATTACTGTTACCGGCAGAAATAACTCCAAGACATGGAGAAGTCAAACTCCCACCAAACACAAGTGATGCGCAGTCACCGCCTTCAGAAAAAGACGGAGTTCGAATCACCTTAGTGAGGGATACTGACCTGTTGCTAACCGAGCTAGCAACCTGAACATTGAGTGGGTGTTCTAGCAGCGAAACTGTTGAAACACTACGGGGTTCGAGAGCCACAAAAAGTTCTTCATCAAAAACCAGTGGGGAAGAAAATACGTGTCGCGGGGGTGCGGTGGCAATATCTCTCTCCGTAGCAAAATGACTCGTGATATCAGGGAAATCAGACACATTGACAAGATTGGAATTTAGGAACTGGGAGGTTGGACCAAATTCAAGAAATAATCGATCCTCAACAGACCAATCCGTAGTCACACTGACATAGGTTGGAAAACTTTGAAGTCGATAAGAACTACGATTATCCCAATTAGAACCAACTGGCAATATGAACACATCACGACGTGACATAGCATCTTGCCAAACATGATATTCAGTGAAAGCCATACGCTTCCTAAGAAAAACCATAGAACCAAGACGAATAGGATTACCTTCTTCGTCTTGTGCAGCAATAAGTCGAACATTGCTCAAGATCTTAATCATGAGCTGTTTGTCATGAAATACATGTTGAACACCATCAGAGATGTCACCATGAGCATAAGAACCATCATCATAGTCCATGAACTTTTGATTTTCAATGAACTTGTGAGTAGTACCGTTACCATTTTTCCTACGTGAGGCACGACGAGCTTTAGCACTGCCGTCATACCACTTACCTTTGCCGAGAGCTTCAGGTTCTTCTTCTTTGAGGAAATAACGAGCGGCTGCAATCATGGCAACGCCGGTGAACAAAGCAGATAAAATAGGGACAATATGCGATCGAAAATACGTTGTAGTGATATACACAACAAAACGAGCATAATGAATAGATTCTAAGACAAATTTAGTAGTCTGAGCATTCTTTTCAAGATTTTCATCTGTCGTGCGCAAGAACATCGAGGCAAAAGCACCTTGAGCAATCACTTTAGTGTCATCGATAATTTCTTCGAGACTGACATCATCTGTATATTCAGGAAGAACACTAGAAAAAAATTCTTTTTGAATGTCATCAATGATCTGTTGTGCTTTAGCCAAAAGTTCAGCTTCGAGTGAGTCAGGAGGTCCGAGAGGTTTATACCGTCTCTCGACATGTTTTTTGAACTGCTCACCAGATTGGCAAACTGGATACCCAGTCTCAATGGAGGGAGGAGAAGTGGATTTACGACCAGCTGCATAAGATGAAGAACACTTAATGGGCACTGGATCTGAACTTTTATCTTCCAATAAAACTGAAGAGGGGTTAACACTTTCATCTTCAGATTTTTCGTGAGATGATATTTTATACACCGAATCAATGGCAATTTGCCTATTATACTCTTCAGTAAAATTGATAAGATTAAGATATCGAGCAGCAGCATGAGTTGCACGGAGGCGAAGAGTAGCACGAGTATATTGTACAAGTTCATCAAGGGAGAGCACTTCTCCAACTCGACGAATATGATTTGGTTCGGTATGAGCCAAAATATTGGTATCAGCCGTGAGAGTAAAACGAACACTGGCACGAAAGTCAGCAACGGATAAGTCATGACTCGGAACAAAATATTTAGTTTTGTTCTTGCCACACGTCATCACATTAAAACTTCCTTTATTATCTTCAGTTGGAGCCCACGACATATCCACACTTATGTCCTTACGCCGTTGGAGAGCTTCAGGATTAGTGAGAGATAGTGGGACAACTTCCGAGTTATAAGTACCAATAATAAGTTTGGCACGACTGAACACACAACCTTTGTTTTCAAAGGCGGTATTTAGAGGAGAAGGAGAATCAGAGTAAATATTCATCAAAGAAAAGAAGTCCGGATTAGGATTTGATGCGGAATCGGTTTTTGCACCGAAATCATCAAAATACCAAACAGGTTGGGCAACATAACCTTGGCAATATTCACTAGACGGATCAGTGCGATAAATGTCAGTGTCGGCATTGAAAGGTTCAGTCGAATAGGCTTCTTTCGTGAGACCACAAAAGTTACTAATAAAACTACTCTTACCAACACCTGGTAAACCACGGATAAACACAGAAACAGGCTTAACACTAGGAGTCAAACCCTGTGCAATACCCGCAGCATAGATACGTTTAATCGCAGCAGTGTAGAGTGAATTATAGCTGTTCAAATAAGAAACAACAGATGTCTTAGCACTTCGCATACTATAAACCTTAATCAGGTTCATCAATACACACTGGTGAGAAATGGCATCGTAATACAGTGGAATAGAAGGATCAGTTGGTTTGTTAGGACCATGTGGGGCAAGATGCGCGTCATAAAACTCTGTAATAGATCGGATTTGAGCTGTTTCTTTCTCAGGAACACCAGTTAAACTGGGGTTCCATCCTGTGTGCTGAGTAACAAGCACTTGAAGGAAATTAGGGATAAGATCGAAGAGCATTCTTAAAAGATCAGGTACAGCTCGAATTATTGATATCACACCAGTAGTATTTCGAATACCATCTGAGAATTTACCTTGCATGATAACATTTTCAGTTGGTTCTTCGTCTGAAGTGGAAAAACGGTTAGCAATAAAATTACCAACCTTGTTGGCTAAAAAGGCTAGGGTTATCGAAGGAATAGACATCTTTTCAGACAACCAAGCAAATAGACAAGACACACAATCAGCAACAGTTAACGTGTAATTTAAACAAGTCTTAATATCAACGAGACGCAAAAAACTAGCTGTTAAATCCAAACTAGATTTGTTTCTCATATAGCCAAAGAAATCACCTGCTGTAGATGCGGCAAAATCGCGAGCACCAAAAACAAGTGATGCAGCCCACGAGAGCAAATCGCGGAGGCAAGATTTAAGTGAATCGAGCACTGATAAACAAATAGAAGCAGGAGTGGCATTAGCAATCCTGTTAGTAGTGTTAAGAGTGGTTTCTAAATCAGTAAAGACGCGGGCAGCGCGATCGGCTAAGTTAGAAATTCGAGATGGAATGAAGTCTGCCATGCCATGAGCCACAACTGCGGGTTGAACGCGGAGGATAGAGGACATCCAGTTATCACCAATCACAAGAATAGAGTGATCAGCGGCTGTGACTATGGTTGTAAATTTAGACTTCAAACAACAAGTGGGAACAAATGACAAAAGGGGTTTACGTTTGTGAAACTGTAAGCACCGAAGAAGGTGTTTAATACGGTGGTCACGGAAAAAAGTAGGCCAATCAAAGTTACAGGCAGTTAAAATTGACAATTGAAAATGAATTAACACATCACGCATGCTAGGATCAGCAGACCGTGTGTCAATCCATGCATAACTACGAAAACATAGATAAGGGTCAGGGTTACAAAACCACTTAGGTAATGATAGAGGAGCGGCTGAAAAAGTAGTGTTGATTTTAGTATTCGACAACAGAGAATTTTCCATGGGTTCCTCCAAATAGGTGCGTTTATTATAGCTATCACCTTTATAGCCTTGAGCAAACACAATTG